TATTCAATATGTAAATGAATTTCAGCCATATCTTGCTAGAGATATTTATAAAGCATATTGCAAAGATAACTTTAAAATTCTTGACCCTTGTAGTGGCTGGGGGGGGGAACATTAGGTCTCGCTTCTTGTATGTTTAAAAATATTGAGTATGTAACTAGCGACCCTAGTAAGAAAACTTATGAAGGTTTATTAAAGTTAAAAGAGTTCTTAAAACTAGGTGACAATTTCAAATATAACTGCTGTGGCTTTGAGAATTTAGAAGTTGAAGAAAACTACTTTGATTTTTGCTTCACAAGTCCACCATATTACGATACTGAAAGATACAGCGATGATGAAGAACAAAGTTATATCTCAAATAAGTCATATAACGAGTGGAAAGTTAACTTCTTATATGTTATGCTAGACAAGATACTTTACGCTCTTAAACCTAACGCTTATTGCTTGCTTAATGTAGGCAAAGTTAAATATCCTATCGATACTGATATTATAGATTATTTGAAATCAAAAAATATTAAGTGCGAGCAAGTGCTAGACTTTAGAATTGGTGGCTATGGCATTGGTGCAAGAACCGATGATGAAAATAAAGGCGAACCGTTTTTGATTTTTAGAAAGTGAGAATTAATATGCCTAGAGGAATTATATATACTGAACAATTCGATAGTGGCTATACAAACGATATAGCGATGAATTACGGACACAATACGCTTCATAAAGACAAAGGCGGAAACTATTATAGAACTGAAGAACAAACGAAAGATGATAGCAAGAAAAAACTTGATATTGATAAGTTGTTTAATGGCTGTTCAGCAAGTTACTTAATTGAGATAGAAAGCGAGAAATTATGAATAGAAAAGCAAAGAAAATTTATAAGCAATTAGAATATATGCTAGGCGATTTCGTAGCAGGTCTTATACTCGCTATATTGTGTGACTTGTTTTGCGAAATTGTTAAAGGCAAAGATATGATTGAGATGAGAAGTATTGAGATTAAGATTAATGACTTCTTCAGCGCAAAACACGATTTTACGAAAGACAGGTATTTAAAATGATTGAATTAGCGAATAGACAAATTAACAATAAACCTGATTGGTATTATGAGCGAGCGAAGAAATTAGGCTACGCTATCATCAAAGAAGCAGGAAGTGACTTTTGTCGAGCGTGGCAACTAGGCGATATTATCGAAGTCAAGCGACTAGAAAAGTTCATTGTAAGCGAATTTACAGCGATTATAACAGGATATGAACAAGACCCTATTTCGCTTATCGAAAAGTTAAAAGCAAAGTGCGAAGAACACTATGGCAATATTTACGATTTATCTCAAAAGAAACAAAGCGAAGAAGCAAAGCGCAAATTGTTTAATGAAAAATGCAAGAACTATAGGCAATATCGCTACATTATTACGATAGATGATAAGTATGTTCGTAATATCGCTAAAGGCAAAATTATTTATAATTCAGTTATCATCTACTTCACTTATCGCAAGAAAGAAGAACTTGTTGAGAAGATGAATAAACTCAATATCAAATACAATGTTAAATCAATTAGAAAGAACAAAATAAAATGACATACGAAGAAGCATTTGAATACATAACAACTTATGTTGTCAAAGAAGATGGCTCGATACATATTGAAGATATGAATAAATATCTTGAAGCGTGTAAAATTGTCGAGCAAGCGATTAAGAAATTACGAAGTAAAAATACTACTTGTTAAAAAAGTTCTTGTATAAATATTGACTATCGCTTATATTAATAGTGTCGATGAACTTCGATAGAAAGGCAGTCAATATGAGAAGAAAAAGACTATGGACTGAAATCTTTGAAGATTTAGATAAAGCACTTGCTTATCTAAAACAAGTCAAAGAAATCAATGGCTCACAAGTTCAAGTAGAACTTACCGAAGATTTAGCATTTAATTGCTATGTAGTAGAAACTTGGCAAGTAAGATAATATATCTTAAAGTGAAGCGATAACACTTAAAACACTACTTAAATTGAAAATTTAAAGAAAGAAGAAAGATTATGAAAGAATATCAAGTTAATGTAAGAACTGAAAAACAACTAGAGCATTTAAGAGTTTATGCGAAAAGCGAAAAGAAAGCACTTGAACTCGCTAATAATCTATATAGTGATTACCAAAAACACAAATTCGTAAAGACATACAAAATACTTAATATAGTAGAAACAAGAAAGGTAGGTTAGAAAGTATGTATATCGAAGAAGAAATTAAGTTAACAGCAAGACAAGAGTGGCTCTACAAATATCTTGTTGATAAAACATTTGTAGATAAGAAGATTGTGACTATTGAAGAAATCATTAACGATTACAATTTCTATAACAATATGAGAGATGATTTCGAACCTTATATATTCAACGATAAAGCGCACGATAAATGTATCGCTGTGAGAAACGATATTGATATTCTCAATCTCACTTTCTCGAAAGAACATATCATCTATATCAAAGGCGATTACACTTACAAGATTGCGACTACTAGAGAAGAAGTTAAAGAAATGCTAAAGCGTATCTATTATCGAGTAGCGTTCACTAAACTTAAAAAAGCAAGTAAACTCGTAGCGAAGATGAAGCGTGATAGTCTTATGCAATTAGTAGATAACGAAACGCTTGAACCACTTGAAGAAGCAGTCACAAAGTTCATCAGCGTATTCGAGAGCGATAACGATAATATCGACAAAGCGAAAAAAGAAGCACAATAAAGCGTGATTTAAGAAGTAGATAGTAAAATGTATTATCTACTTTTTTTTGCGCTTCTATGCGCTTATAATTTAAGTATCTTAAAAGAAAGCAGGTATTTATATAATGAGCCAAAAAAGAAAACCACCACTCTATCAAGTTGTTTGCAAGAGTGACAACCTAGTTTATTTTCAATCTACGAAGAAAGTTGATTGTGTCGATTTACTTCAAATAGCGTATTTTAAACTTCAAAGACCTAGTAGTGATTTTATCATTAGAAGAATTAACTCGTATAAGAAGAATAAGAGAATTTATTATGAAGATTGCGAAACTATTAGATAAAATATGTAACTCTAAAAATGAGTTCAATAAGAGCGAGATTGATTATCTCATCATTGAAAGCAAAGGTTTTGAGAAGCGAGAACTAAAGAAAATTAAATCTATCGTTCTCAACAATCAACAAGCGATTATGATGATGAAAGATGACACACTACTACAAATTATCAATAGCAAGAAGTTATTACGCTTCATCGCTATCTATTTGTGTGTGAACGATGATAGATAAAGATTACGCTATTAAAGTCTTAAAGAGCGTTCAATATCGTATGATTAAATATCAAGCGATTAACGAGCGCATAAATGCTTTGAAGTTATATGAAAAAGTCGCACCATCTCTAAACGCTATTAGCAAGCAAGAGATGATAAAAGAAGTGCTACAAGATGAGAAAGACAAGTCACTTGAAGATTATATCAAGTATCACGAGTTCAGCGTTAAAATACTCGAAAATGAAATAAATAGAGTGACTAAAGCAATCGACTTAATATCGAAGAAAGATAACGATTGCGCTACGATACTCTATCTCATCTACTTTCAACGAAAGACAAAGAGCGAGTGCGCTTCATATCTACGCTATGACAAAACAAAAGTCTATAAGTTATACGATGAAGCGATTAAACTATTCGCACAAGTTTATTAAATACACTTAACAATATCGAGAAATACGATATTATAATAAGTAGTTAAGATTAATACACCCATCTTGTCTTAACTGAACTTTCTTTCTTTCTTATTGATATTCTTGTTGCTTTCTCTACTAACAAGAAAAAGAACGCTCAATTACGAGCGTTTTCTTTTTGTGCTAATAAATTGCATAACTCTTGAATAAAAGTCGCTAATTTGAGCGTTTTTGAGAGAAATAGACTACTTTGCATTAATCTTCTTTGATAAGTCGATGATTTCTTCAACGATTTTTCTCGCTGAAGATACTAAAGACACTAATTTGAACTTCTCTTTAACTGCTTCAAGAACGAAGTTGAGTTTTTGTTCGCCTTTTAAACCACTTTCTTCAGCAATCTTCATTTGTTCTTCAACGAATTTTCTTAAATCGCCTTTAACGATAGATGAGATGATTGAGAAGATTGCACCTAATAGCGAGATGATTGCAACTGCTAATAAGATGATTTCTTTGATAGTAGCAATATCGATAGACATAGATTTAATTTCCTTTCTTAAATGCTGTATGTATAGATTTATTAGAGATATGATTGTCTAGTTTTTCTTCTAATAGCGATAGTCTTTTATCTAACTCGTTATTAGCGTTAGTAAGAGAAGTCATATCTTTCTTTAAATCTTGAACACCATCTTTGATATAGAGCAAGTCAACTTTCATCGAAGTAAAATCAGTTGCTTCTTGCTTTGTATCTTGTTTTTTGTTGCGAGCAAAAGCACAATAGCCAAAGTAGATAGAACACAACATTGAGATTGCGCTTAATATAGTTAATACGATTTCAAGATTACTCATAGTTTTCTTCTTCGCTTACATTATATAGTAAGATTAAAATTTGTTAATAAAAAGCACTCAAAGTCGAGTGCTTAATATTTAAGATGAGAATTATAGATATGTTATTGTATCTCTTGTTATTACTACTGGGTTTCCGTATTCAACGCTTGCTTCGGTTAAAACACCTGTATATTGCCAATAATAAACATAAGAAGGGTCGAAAGCAACGATAGTTTCATAGCCGTTATTACTATCGATAACATAAGCATTAATTCTTGTTTTTAACGCATCAAATAAATCACTAGAAGTTCTAATACTTCGAGGTGAATTATTAATAACTACGATAGTGTCATTATTAGATGTTTCGACTTCGTGTTTATACAAATTTGCGATTTTTAGTGAGTTGTATATTGTATCGCCCCAAGTATCGCCTTCCCCCCAAATTATTTGTCCATAATTAACAATATTAGTTCCATTATTATCGTTTGAAATAACAATCAATGTTTCTTGAACAGGTGAAGATAGAGCAATATAAGATATATAATTATCTTCATCGAAAATTGCACACGGAAATTTCATATTTTCGACTAGCGTGTCCATATCCGTATCGCTATCTATTACATATTTCGTAATAGTATTTTCATCTACATATTGTTTATTAACAATATCGTGTGGCGAGCGTTCTTCAGGTGTAAAATTTCCGTAATCAGTTAAAAGTGGTTTTAATATCGCTTCGCTTTCAAAGATATAATATAGAGTTTTACTACGATATTCGCTCGCATCTACTAATTCAAAAAACACAATAAAACCATCGTTACGGAAACGATACGCTGTTAATATATCATCATCGCTGTCGTATAAACATAAAAATGTATCATAATTATTTCTCACATCTACAACAACGAAAGCACCATCGCCACCTAGACTATCTAATGCTTCGCCTAAAGTGTCATCTTCATTAAATTTTAAAAGACATTTTTGACTACTATGTTCGTTAACCCACTTTTGAGTAGCGATAGTTTCGCCATCGAGAATATTAACTAATTGGTCAACTAAATCAATGCCGTATGTTTCTTCATTTGTGCGAAGGAAACTTGAAAATAAAGTGTTTCTAAATTCGCCACCAGTAAGAGTGACTAGCCAACCTTCTTTACTTAAAGCAATACAATTAAGTCCAAAACTTTCACCATCTTTTTCATAGTTAAAGATAGACATTTTAACAAGAAATTCGCCACTTTCATCATCGATAAAAGTATATGAACCTGTCTTGTTATCAACGAGTTTGAGAACTTCTTTTCTATAATCTTCTTTCTTAACTCTTACAACATTGTCAAATTCGTGTCTTAAAAAGTTAACAAGTTTTTCAGTAACTTCTTTATCGTTAACACCTGTTTGCTTTAAGAGTTCTAATTCTTTTTTATTAAGCATAATTTTTAAATTCCTTTCGTGTTTATTTATTATCAGTTTTGATAATTAATCTTTTTGACATACTCGCTTACATAATGAGTATAGTTTGCGAGTGCAGTATATTGAGTGCCATCGACACAACGAATAAAGACATTTGTTGTATTGCCACCTTGAACAAAGATTTCAAAGATTTGTTTGCCATTATATGTTCCTGTAGCGTTCACTCTTGATAGAGTATTACCACCTGATTGATATTGACAACCATAATTATAAATGTAGTTAATTAAATCATAAGCAGTAAGCACGCTTTCATTTGTAGAGAAAGTGCTAGAGTTCTTATAGTTCAATACGCTAAATGAGAAACGATTTTGTTCGTTACCTGTGAAGCGAATAGTAAGTGTATGCTCGTAGAGAGATTTCGCATAGAGCATATTGTTAGTATTAATTCTAACTTCTTCATCGTAATCAACATTTCTAGTATCATCGTTGACAGCGTATGCTTGAATACCACCAAGAGTTAAAGATGAAGCGACATTGATTGCGCCTGCAGGGACATAAACAAACGCTCTATTATTGCTATCAAGTTGAACAGGTCGATAATCGGTAGAAACATTTGTGTAACCTAAACGAATACCACCAACTTTATTATTAGTAGCAGTAATAGGACTAAACTTCCAATCGTTCCAAGTAGTAGTATCGTTATCTTGAAATTCAAGCCAATATGTATCGCCACTATCGAAATCGATTGTGTATGCGATGATAACACTTGTATCTACATAACTAACAAGTAATAACTTTGTAGTATCGCTACCTGTATCTTTGACAAAGTATGTTCCAACTTTATTATTGATAGCGTTTGAGATTGCATTAAATTTTCCTGCGTAATCATCATTGATATTAAGTTCAAGATATTTAAAGTGTTCGTAAGTATCTTTCATCGTTAACTTTGTATCATCAACATATTTCTTATTCACAATATCGTTATTGCTAGTAAATTGAGTTCTATTAATTGTATAGTAAGTTTTTGTGAAAGTAAGAGATTGAATAGTAATATCAAGAGTATTCGATGAAGCAGTTTGTCTATATAGATAATCATCGATTGTGCTTACTCGTAAAGAGTAAATGTTACCTGTAGTGTTATATAAATAACCAAGATAGAGATTGTTACCACCAAAGATTTGAACTGCTAAATCAGTCGGCACAAGTAAGAAAAATGTGTTTTTATCTACTTGATTATAGATTTCTCTTAAAGTAGTAGTGTGAGATACAAAAATTCTCTTAATAACAACGCTTGTAAGTCTAGCGATTGCTTCATCGACTTCAGTTGTAGAATAGTAAGTTGTAGAAACAAATTCACTTGCTACACTTGTTTCTAAATTATATGAGCGTTTTAAGACTTCGTAAGTAGATAAGTTGATAATCTCTTGCTCTTTAGTTGTAACGCTTGTAAATGCTTGATTTAAGAGATAATTAACACTATCTTTTGTGAAATAGAAGTATTGATTATCATTAGAAGCGTAAGTGTTTGCTAAATCTTCAAAAGACATTGAAGTAACACCTAAAATAACGATTGTAGTTGAACCTGTCTTAATTTCAAAGAAGTTGCTCTTTTCAACACGATAAGTTGTTTCAACGCTTGTTAAGACAAGAGTGTTATTTTTGAAGCAAGTAACACTAAAATATGAAAGTCCACTTACATTTAATGCGCTATTAGTAATTACTGAAAAGCCATTATTATAAGTCTTACCTTCAAATTCAAAACTTGTAGCGACTGCTTCGAGTTCTACAAGAGTATCATTACTTCTTCTAAAAGTGAGAGTAGCACTATCAAACGCTTCATCATTTTCAAAAGCGAATTTAATATCAAAAACTGCCACGCTGTTTTGAATAGCGTTAGCATTAGCATACTTTGTCAAGATTGTGCCATCTTGTTTATATATAATGTAAGTTGTATTCATAATTATAACTTTCAAATACTATTGTAATATAATTTTTCTATTCGTTAAGATTTAAGCGTTTATTCGATGAGAAAAAGTATAATGTTAACTCATCACTATTAATCGCTTTGTTAAATGCAATCAAGATATTATCGTTCTCATCAGTTATTGCAAAGCGTTCAACATTGATAACTCTTGAAAACTTAAAAGTGTATGAGCCATAGATACCATAGACTGAACTTGCATTGTGACTTGATAACACACAATCAGCGATATAATTATCTTGTTTTCTTTCGATGATAGAATAATCATAATCGCTTGTATGAACTTTTAACGCTTTGATTTTTGTAGAATTATCAATCAAGCAAGATTTATTTAATAAAGTATCGTTAACGATGATTTCTTTATCATACGCTAATACACAAATTTGATAGTTAAGAGCGAAGATTTCATTATCTCTTTTAAGATAGTGTAAATCTCTTACATTGATTGCTTCTCTTGTAGTTGCTTTACTATCTCTAATTAACGGAAAATCTTTGTTTAAATCTATTTCTTCGGTTAAGTCGAAACAATACTTTAATGAGATATAATCAGCGAAGCCATCATCTTTACAATAGATAGTTGATTTACTCAATACTTTAAATGCACTTACAATTCTATCTCTAGCATTTAAACTATCTTGATACTGAACTTCAAAGTTTAGTGTTGTGCCTGTCGAATAAGCGTGTAAAGGTATTTGAATATATTTGTAATCATAAGTATAGATATTATTTTCATTAGATAGATTTACTTCGTTTTCATTTATATCGTAATAGCGACTAGAGAAATACACTCGATTAATCGCTCTATCTCTTTGTTTAGAGAATAGCATAAAACGAGCAACATAAGAGTTGTAACAAACAAGACTTCTTAAATCGCTTTTATCTTCTAAAGATAAGTAAAGATAATCAGTATAAAGTTGATAACCTTTAGTCACAAGATTGTTATCGATTTGATAGAAACGCTTTTCGTTAAAGAGTTGTGTATTTTGATTAATCATATTGAAGTTCTTAACAAATTCGACATTAACAATAACACAATCTTCTTTTGTCGAGAAAGTAGTCTTAACAACATTAGCGATATAGCGTTCATTGTTATCATCGAGCCATATACTGCCTTTGCGAAGTCGAGTATCAAAAGATGATAACTTTAAAGTGCAAGTATATTTCTCATTACCTAACATAGAGAGATTAGAGAGCATATTTACACCCATACGATATAAATCAACGCTTGCACTATTAGAAGTAATTAACATATCGCCATTATGTTTAAAATCACGAGTTTCGACTGAAGTAACACCATCAGTTATAGCGTGATACTTAATATTTAATAAGACATTTACTCTATCTCTTAATTGATTGCCTAGATATTGGTCATCAACGATAATATGGTCATTACTTGTATATTGAGTTTCATTAAAGCCAAATTGAAAAGTCAAAGTCCACTCGGTTGTCATATAGAAAGTATCTTCGAGTTCGCCATCTTCATTAATATCTTGAAAACTGCAAAGTTCTACAATATTGCTATTTCTTGTATATTGAATAGTGTTAAATGTTGTAGGAAACACAGCGTTTGTTCGTGAAGCAGTAAATAGCGAAGATAACGATTTTTCGTAGATAACATAGCGATAATCAACAACGCTATTGATTGCATAAACATTGTAGTAAATGAATAAGCCAACATTATTGATATTCGCTTGAATATTACACACAGGAAAATCGACAATTTGACCTATCGCATTTTCTCTTTTAGCAAGTATCTTAATGCTATCAATATAATCAATATTAAAAGGTGTAACAAATTGATAATCATCTTTTCCAACTACACCATAATTCTTTGCTGTAATCTTTGCATAATCGTTATTAGATGGATAACTAATTGCTTTATCTTCTCTAGCGTTTTGATAATAAGTCATCAAACGATTTTCATAGTCTTTAGATGATAAAGAAGCAATCTTGTTATCAAATCGCATTTCGCTCGCTTCTTTAGAAATATCATTGACATACTCAATATCGAGATTGTTATCTTTATCAAGTGTAGGCAAGCCATCGACTACTTTTAAAACTTCGCTAACACACTCAAAAATGTTTTGATTATTGAAATACATATTAGGCGCAATAAAGTCTTTTAAATCACGATATAAATCGCTATCTTCTTTAATGTTGAAAGCATAGTCTTTTTTATCATTGATAAGTCTTGTATCTTGTTTGTCTTGTTCTCTTAAATCGAGAATAATATCGAGAAGTGAATAGTAGTAAACTTCAAGTTCAAGTTCGATACTTACATTAACAAGAGTTGTATATCCTGTTCTACTTGTATCGACACTATCTAGTTTATTAATTCTTAAACGATTTTCAGTATAGTAATCGATAGTTGTTCTAATTGCGAGATTATTTCTCACAGCGTTAGAAAAGAACTCTTTAATCGTATCTTTTGAATAATTAAAACTAACATTATTGTTTTCATCTACTTTCGCTATAAGATATGATTGAATAGTGCCAAGATAATCGACTGCTTCGATAACTAAATCAAAAGCGTTATGAGAAGCGTTAACAAACGGACTATTAGTATTGTATCTTCTACTTTCTAATTGAGTGCAAGGACACGCTTTAACTTGAATATTAACATTTGTGATACCTGCAATCTTTTCTCTTTTTGTAGGAAGAAAACTTTGAGCGTAAACAATCGCTTTATCAATTTGATTATTGAGATAGTTAGTTTCGTAACCACGAGAAAAAGGTATAAATCTATCATCGTAAGTATTATTTTCAACTCGACATACACCACTAGAATTTGTAACGATAGTCTTTCTTCTATATGTAGGTTGAACAAAAGATGAGTTTCTAATTTGTCGAGAGTTAAGTTCGCTAGTGTTTTGAGCAAGAAGAAAAGTGTGTAAGAAAATATCTTCTTTCTTCGATACTCTTTCAACATTGTCATCAATGATTACAAAGTTAAGACTTTCATCAGTATTTTCATCGTAAATTCTAAACTTTGTAAAAGGCGCATAAGGTTTTTCTCTATTGTTAAAAGCAAGAGTAATACTGCCATTGTCGAGCGTGCTATCTTGCACTTCAGTAATTGCGCTATTAGTCGCTACTCTTACTTCTTGTTCGTTAAGATAAAAATGTAGTTTCATAATTAAATACCTATCTTAATATTTCTCATTGTAGCACTACCTACTAGAGTTCTATTTTGTTCGATTTTTAAGTTTTCGTTTTGAATAAACCAAGAGTGGCGCATTTGATTAATCGCATAAGATACAGGGTTCATAATATTACGAATACCTGCTGAATAGTTATTAAAAGCCATAGCGTATTGATAGTGACCTGTATATGTTTCAATCGCATTAGTTGTCTTATCGACTATGCTATCCATAGTTTTACCAATCGCATAAACAAGAGCAACTGCAGGCATTACTTTACCAAGAAACGCTATACCCTGATTTACTAAACCTGAATATCCACTACTTGCGAAAGATGAGATACTACTCTTAACTTTAGTAAAAGTATCGAGTGCGCTTGTATCTCTTGTAGTTTCATCGATATTAGTGTTTTGCACAGGTTGATTGATAATAGGTCTTGTTTTATTGCTATCATCGACTTCGCTCGTAGCGTGTAAGTAAATATTATAGTCTTGCATAATTAGATACTACCTTTATCGATGAAAGAAAATGTATATGTTAATAAATCGCCTATGTTGATATTCTCATTTATTGATAATAAGACTTGCTCAACTTCTAGTTCATCATCTAAAAATTCGTATTCTTTAATGAGTTTAACATTTTCAATATCGTTAATTGCTCGTGAATTATAGAGAGCGATAAACTTCTTCCAAAACTCGTTATTCTTAACATAGCAAGAGATAGACTTTGCATAGTTAGAAATATTATTGATTGAAACAGCGTAATCATCGCCTATTAGTTGTTGTGATAAAGGGTTATTAGATAAACCATTACTGCTTTGATAATAGACTAGATAATCTTCGTAGTGTTTATTATCGTAATCAAACGCTAACTTGAATTTTATTCCATTTGAGAAAAAGAAGTTGTTTTGAGCGACATTTGTGAAATACATTGATATTCTAGCGATGACATAAAATTCGGTGTGTCTATCGACTTGTTTATCAAAGTAGTAAGACATAAACTCATTGAACTTCTCAAAGTTGAGTTGTTCGACTTGTGAGTAAATAGGCGCACTAGCGTTACTTATGCAATTAGTATTTGCGATTGTAATAGAAGCGCCTGCAAAACTAGAAGCAAAGTCATTTAAGAATTGCATAAACTTAATCTTATGTTCGATATTAAAGAAGAACGAAATATCACAAGATTGTGTAATCTCGCCTAAAGCAGGAATAGGTTGAAAACTGCCACTAGCATTATCAATATAGATAGGGATAAATTCTTTATTAATAATCTCATCATCGACTACGCTATCAAGAAAAGAAGCGTATGTTTTCGCTCTAAATAAGAGATTATATTTTTTGCTCGAAGATAGTTCGTTTGCTTTTTCTTCTATGTAGTGAGCAATATCATTAATATTCAACATAAGATTTTATCTTTCTATTCTATTTTATCAATTTCGTAGCGTTTGTTAATCTCGTTAATAATAAAGTTTATTGATTTAACTGAAATAAAACCTTTATGTTTAATAGAACCAGGGTGAAAGAAACCATCGAAGCGACCACCGATACCGAAAGGATAAGGTGTTAAATCGCCTTCAAAAGCGAAAGGTTGCCAAAAGTTAGTTCTACCAAACGCTTTAGGGATATTATGCGCTCGTGTGCCTTCTTCAAGATAAACAACATAAGGTGTAGTGCTTGCATTAAAGTTAATTCGAGCAGTATTGTAAATCTTGCCATCGTGTTGAGTGTGACCTATGTTTTGAGCAGTTGTATTACGCTTTAAAAGTCCTGTCGCATAAGGAAAAAAACCCTGTTTGACAAGACTATTTCTAATTGTTCTAGTTAATTGTAAGACATTAATTTCGTTACTCATAAGAGCATAATACCTTTAGGTGCATTTTCGATAATGTAATCATCATCAAATAAATCTTGTGCGAGATTACGAGTTTTATCTAAATAGACACCTGTTGAAGCAACGATTTTAACTTGACCTTTAAAGATGACTTTATCGTTAGGTGCAATCTCTACAGGTAGCGTATCTTGTGTGAATAATGAAATAGATACATTTTCATCGTATAAGCCATTTAAGATTTGATATGAGCGCACTTCTTTTTTTGTCGCTATTCGACACTTAAATTCGTATGGCTTATCTTCATAAGTAGATGAGTTCTTAACACGCTTAATCAAGACTGCTTTGTCATTGTGAGCGAACATAGGTTGTGACATATTAGTAATCATACCTTTCATATCTATCAGTCATCGTAGCGTATTTACTTGCTTGTGGAAATACACCTGCATATAGAACATTGATAGGTGTAGTAGCACTATTGATTTCGCTTTCGCTATCGATACAAATACGATTAAGTTTTTGTTGTTCACGAGATACGATGCCACCATTACTATAATCAATATTGACTTGTGTAGCGATACTTTCGTAGCCACTATCTAAATCAGCGAGAAGTTGAAAATACATAGCGTTACGAATAATCTCTTGACCTTCTTTTGTGCAGTTAAGATAAAACTCTAAAAACGCTTTGTTATGAGAGTTTGAGTGTTCGTAGATATAACGATAAATTGCATTTGAAATTGAAATCAATCTACGCTTCGCTATAGTTTCAGTTTTATATCTACCATCGAGAGCGTTTACTACTGCTAACTTCAAGACAAATTTATGAGATTTTTTATCATAAGTCATCTCATCAGTTTCAACAGGTTTGACAATTTGAATTTTAAACATAATTTATCTCTTTCTAATAAAATTACACTACTCTAAAGGATAAACTTGTAGTGTGAGAGTTTTTACCAAAGGAGACCATTATATGCCAATAGCATTAATTATTATGTAATTAAGCAGTAACTTTTTGAATTACTTTGACTTGTGTGCCATCACTTGCAACAGCGATAACTACAACATAATTGCCTGCAGTAAATGTGCCACTTGTAGCACTTCCACTTGTTAAAGAAGTGAAATCGCCATTATAAGCAACGCTGTCGGCTTCTTCTTTGAGAGTAGTGTTATAATATCCTAAAGCGACTTGTCCTGAAGCAGTAGCAGTAATAGAAGAAGTAGATAAAGCAGTAATAGAAACGCTTGGATAACTTCTTGAAGCAGGTGCTTTATTTCTTAAACTTGCTTCGACAACACCTGTAAGACCTTTGATTTCAGCAAAAGCGTTTGTGAAGCCATTGTTAATAGTATCGAAGATTAAGACATTACCTTTAGCGTACCAAGTTTCAAAACCCATACGAGTTAATGGTAAGATAGTAACACCTCTAAATGTTGTTGCTTTAACAACTTCGGTAGATTGAGGCATATAGACACCACGAGCGTTTGCATAATAAGATGAAACATAACCCATTAAGTTGTTTAATGCCCCGTGTGGTAAACCAAGATATTCACAGGCTAAATTCCATACTTGTTTTGAAGCGAGATGAACAGGCACACCATCGAAATCACCAACATAACCATTTTCTTCGATAGATGGTGTAGCACCCTGTGATAAGACACCTTTAGCGAGTAATTCGTAGGCTGTGTTTGCACCACCTAATACGAGAACACCTTTTTTAAAGAGATATGGTCTATATTTTGCTTGGAAAACGAAACAGCGACCTTTTCTAGGGAACATAGCAATATCGTGTTCTTCATCGCCATCATCTAATAAAGAGTTAGCGTTGAGTAATTCAAATTGAATATCAGTAGAACCTTCGCTAGTGTCAATAATAACTTGATTAACTTCGTTACCTGCCATTTCTTCTTGCCAAGTTTTTGCAACTTTACCAGCAATAGTCATAGCGTTAATGTTTAAGTTAACTTGGTCACCATAGTCTTTAACTTTTGCTTTGAGTAAGTCAACAGGTATCATATCCATATTGACATTTACTAAATCGATAGGTGTATCGAGAACGGTTAAAATGTCGATACCAACTTCAGCAGTTTCAACTTCTTTAGAACCTGCAGGTTTGTTTTGTCCGTTAATATCAGCACCTAATTCTCTTGCGCTTTGTTTTGTAGGTTTGACACGGATAACTCTAATTTGTGCGCTCTTTAAATCATCATTGATTGTAAAGCGTTGAGTAATACCACGCTCATCACCTTCGATTTGTCCTTGATAAATGTTTTCAAGTAATGTAGGTGTGAGAACTCTACGGGCAGCAATACCATTAATTTTAGGTGCGTTCCAATTTGTTAATAATTGTTCAGCCATAATATTTTATCCTTTCATATTTTAGAACATTACACCACCCATACCTTTGCGATTTAAGATACCTGCAGTTGTTTCTTCGATACCTTTATCGCTAGAACCTTCTCGTTTAAGACCGATTTCTTCTTTCGGTTTGACTTCGCCAAGAGATTTAATTAAATCTTCGAGATGAGATACTTTACTAGAGAACTCATCTAAAGACTTTTTAATTCTTTCGACTTCATCTTCGAGTGCGCTCTTTTTTTCTTCTTCTTTCTTTTCATCAGCATTAGGTTCTTCAACTTTCGCTTCTTCTTGTTTTTCTTCAATAACAGGTGCGATAGGTTCTTCAACCTTTGCTTCTTCTTGTTTTTCTTCGATGATAGGTTTTTTAACAGCAGGTTCTTTGACTTCTTCTTTGACTTCATCTTGTTTTTCTTCAATCACAGGTTTAGTCACAGGTTCAGTCTTTTCTTCTACTGCTTCTTGAACTTCATCGAAAGCACTTTGAGATAACTTGCCTTCTTCAACTAACGCTTCAAGTCTTTTTAATAATTCTTTATCCATTAGTTTTACCTTTATGACAAGTAGATTATCTATTGTTCTCTATCGTGAGAGAGCGAATAGTTAATTGCTTAACAACACTACACGCTAGACAATCTAATATTCTTTAAGCGATTTCTCGCTAAACTGAATATCAAAGTTAAAATTCACTTTCGTTATTTCAAGTTTATTTTAAGCGAAGTTTATTGTCTTGTTAATATTTTATTCGTTAAAAATAAAAAAATCGCTTTAAATAGCGTTTTTGAGCGAAAGAAAAGCACGCTCGCTCGCTTGTATAGGGGAAAATTATGAGAACAACAGCAAATTGCCAATTAATAAGAAGGTGAGTAAGCGTGCTATAGGTAAGAACAGCGCATAATTACTATGCGATATTATTATAACAAAGATGATGATGATAACAAGTGCGATTAATATTTATAGTTCGTTATTCGCTAAATTTTCTTTCTTAACATTGTCATCGAGCATTAAATCTTCAGCACCTTCATCTCTTACTTTAGTATAGAAATCTAGTGCTTGTTGATATGTTCTAAAAGACTTATGAAAAGCGTTATTGCCTTTATCGAAAGTGCCATAAACACTAAAGCGATGAGATGGCTTTAAGATATTGTCTTTCATTTCTTTATCATTAATGTTTTCGTAGGTTTTCATAAAGTAAATCTCTTACAAATATATTACAAAGAAATAATTTTTTTGTAAATAAAAAGCACTCGTTGAGAGTGCTAATTATAAGTTGTGAGATTAATTAATTCTATATGCGAATTTACCATTAGGTAGTTCGATTTCTTCGCCATCATAAGTGTTTAAGAAGTGAGCAACACCGTCCCATTTAATACACTCATCAACAATCTTATCAATATCAAGAGAAACATAGCCATCACGAATAAGTCTTGTTAAGTCATCATCACCAAAGTTATCACGATACCAACCAACATAATCATCTTCTCTACCATTTAAGTATTCGAGATAATCTTCTTTAATTCTTTCAAAGTTAGCACTTGAATTATCTTTTAAGACTTTATCGCCATACTCGTTTTCTTCGAGTTCATCATCGCTAACAATACCTTCATCGTATGCTTCTTCGATTAATCTACTTTCAAAGCCATTTCCTGCTTCGTTTTCAATATCATCGATATAGTAGTCATTGCTTTCTTCGTATGCTTCTCTAAACCAATCTTGGTCGAGCGCATTGTCGATTATCCAATCTTGAAAGTTCTCGGTAAATGCTTCAAGTCCCATATCATCAATATCATTTTCAATATTATCTCTAGCAGTTTCATACGCTTCTTCTTCAGTTAAGATAATATAATCGCCATCATCAGTTTCGATAACATCATCTCGATAACCTGTTCTTGCACCATCTAAATCAAGACCTGTCGCTTCTCTTAAAGCGTAATAGTCATCGTGTAAATCTTCATCGAGTTCGCTTAAATCAGCGTATCTCTTGTCACTAATATCGCCTGCAAAACTTTCTTCATCTTCGTAGAAATAGTCAGGGTTAATTTCGTAATCGCCTAGATATTCTTCATTGAACTTATCAAATGCTTCTTTAGAGCCACTAAACACAGCGTTTCTTTCATCGCCAAATTTGTTATATCCTTTGAAAGTTAAGCCATACTCTTTTGCTTCTTCAATATCTTCATCAGTAATATCATCTTGTGCATAAAGATAGAGAGAGTTTTTAGGTGCTTCTTTTTCGTAAGTGATAGTTCCACTCAAAACTTCGCCATAAGGTCGCCCTTGTTTTAATTCACTAATAGCAGTATCTAAATCTTTTCCTTTGAATTTATTAGAAAGTTCAGTTTTTCGCATTTCGGCTTCTTTAGTATCTAAATCATCAAAAACACCTTTAAACTTATCTTCTTTAGGTGTTTTTTGCTTATTCTCAAATTCTTTAATAGCAATATCATCGACTTCGCCTAAAGACTTTTTGCCTTTATTAAAATCTTGCTTTGCTTGTGCTAATTCTTTACTATCGCTATCTTTTGTTTTGAAATCAGCAAATAACTCTTTATCGCTTACATTGTCAAATTTTTGTGCCATATTTAATTTACCTTTCATCGTGTTCTTCACGCTACAGCAGTCTTTCGACAATATAATAGTAGCGTTTTGTTTATTATGTTACAAGAAGTTTTTAATCACTACTTGAATATAATCTTTGATTATTTTTTCAAATAAGAGTAAGGTCCTGTCTTGTTTTCATATTGTTCTTTAGCAAAGTTCATATAGATTTCTTGAAGTGCATTAAATCTATCTTGATATTCGCTATTCCACTTTTGGTTTGCTTGTTTCGTAGGCAATTTATCATATCCTTTGCTTTTCCACTCATCAAAAAGACCTTTCCATTGTTTTTCGGCTTCATCAATATCTTTTATCTTATCGTAGCCAAATTCTTTTTTTACATCACGATAAGGCATTTTTCTTAAATCAGCACCTAAATCGTAAATTTCTTTTTCGCTTACATTTTCAACAGGCTTCATAATTAGTTGTCCTTTAATTCTTGTTTTGCTTGTTTATGAATAGAGTTAGATAATTTCTCTTTATCTTCTTTGCTCATACGAGCAACACGCTCTTTTGCTTCTTTTTTAGAGCCAACGCTACCATTAGCAAAAAGCATTTCACGAAGTTGTTTATCGCTTAAATTATTGTAAGACATATATTTACCTTTCAAATTCGTTTCAATTCAATTACTAAATTGTTCTTTTTACAAAACTCTTTATATTGACTAATTTTAATTTTAATCTTTTTCTTCAATAAAGCAATTTTTCTCGTATTATTCGCTTTAATTTCTAAATCGAGTAAATCTTTCAAGTGTCTTATTTCTCGCTCTAATTCACGCTGTTTAGCGTTCAATTTACGAGATAATTCGATTTCTTTCTTCGTAAACTTTTCAGGCACAAGTGCTTCATCTTGAAATTTAAGCAAGTGGTGTCGGCAGTTAAAACCATTAATGATATTATTCTTGTAGCCATACTTATCGACTTGATTTTCGATAGCGATGAACGAATAAATCTTATGATGATTAATCTTATAACCTGTTTCTAGTTTGTCATTGATTGCAGGAAGCACTAAAGATACTAATTTACCCTGCCACTTACTACAACGCTCACTACAATCTTTGTGAGATGATAGCCAACGAAGTGTATCGACATTGAGCGAGCCATCTTCATTAAATGCTTTAGAAGTATCGACAACAGCGTTTTCATTACGAACAGGATTATCAAGACCTAGTTCATCATAAATATCATCTAGTCTATCGAGTTGAATTTCGTGTCTTAAATCTAGTTCGGCTTGCGCAAAGAAAGAGCGACCTTCACTTGATTTGAACTCATTATTAGCGAGTTCTTCTACTCGCTCTTGTAACTCTTTAGCGTATTGAACACCATCGAGTTGTCCGTATTCGCCTGTGTAGAAGTTCACAATCTCATCTATGTTAGTAATCTTATCTTCTTCGATAAGTTTCATCTTGCTATCGATTTTCTTTTCTTCTTTTTCAGTATCAAGTTTGAGTGCTTTCTTAATAGTCATCATAGAAGAAGTAGAGTTCTTCGCTTCATTAAAAGATGATGATAAGAATAGATACCACGCTATTGTATCGCTAAATAGTTCACGAGCGTATTTATCAATATCTAAATGCTCGATATTCGCTTTCTCGCACTCGTTTTTAAATGCTTTAGATAAACTAGCGACTGCAACTGAAACAACTGCTATGCTTGTCTTATTCATAGCAAAAACAAGCAACATTGTTTTCGCTTTTCGTTGATATTTCGTAACGATAGGAAGAAATTTGTTGCTTGTATCTTTATCAATAAAAGGATAACGAATATTCATAAACTATCCTAAATCAGCAAGTGACATACTAGCGAGTTGCTCTTTTTCACGCTGTTTTCGTTGAGTTTCAGCGTTTTCGAGATATGTTTCGATAGTCTTGTTATCTAAATCAGGATAGATTTCTTTTAGTGCTGTCTTATCATCTACGAAGCCATTATCTCTTAATGAAATCATACGCTGAATAATTCTATCTTTATTAACAAGTGAAGGTGTAGCAAATTTGATTTGAACTTCATCAGTATAACCATTTAAGCGAAGCACAAGATTAATAATATCGTTTAATGTATCTTCATAGTCGCTACGATGAGTTTCTATCCACTCGCTCGCTGTATCACTTTCTTCGTTGATTTCAGTCGCAGTTCTTTGATTAGCACTATTGTCTAAATAAGATGATAACACTCTAGGCGAGATACCGATTTTAGTAGCAATCTTACGAAGTATGTTATCTTGTGTTGTTTGCCACTCGGCTGTTCTAATATCAAATTGAAAGTTGAAAGGTCTATCTTTTTCAGGGTCAAGACCAGGTATTGATTGAATAACACCATTTTGGTCTAGTCCTGTAAATGAACTTGCATTATCGCCTATGTTACCAGCGTTCCAATGTTTAGGTGTGACAACTTGACCTTTGCCGTTATACATATCACGAATATACCAAGACCACGCTAAATCGAAAGCCATCAATTCGCTTAAAATAAGAGCGATTAAAGAGTTACCAAACATAGCACTAGGCATTGTAATATCTTGACCTTCATTTGTGAAAAGATAGACACCTAAAGTATCAGTAAATGGTAAAGTGATTTCTTCATTTACTCTAACTGCGCTATAGTCTTTTTTAATCTTGTCTTTAATATCTTGTGGTAGTTCTTCCCAAGAGATACCTTTTTGAACATTTAAGTCGCTTGCCATTAGTTCGGCTGTTAACATTTGACCTGTGTATCGATGAACTTTGTAACAAGCAACAGGTATGCGCTTCTCTTTAGTAAAAGTAACAATATCATCGCCTACTTTTTCTTCTTCTTCATAAGTTTCAGTCTTAAAGTAGCGTTCTTCAACTAAAAAGAAGTTGTTAGTGTTATGATTATTCGAGAGATTAGAATAACGCTTAATCATCGTAGTAGCGTGTGTAACATTGTTTCTAAAATCAGTTTCAAATAGACAATAGTCAAGTCTAATTGCTTCGAGCCAATACTCGCCACCAAGAGTTTTATTAATCTTCGCTAGAGCAGTGCCATTTGATAAACACCAAGTAACGATAGTTTTAATCGTATCACGAAGTTTAGTTTTTCTCGCCCACTTATCAGCGAATTTAATAGTGTCTTTCTTATCATCAACATTATCGTTCTTAAATGTAATTTGTTTGCCTACGATTTGTTTTGCTAAACCACCCATAATAGCACTTGCCATACGAGTTGAGAAAACACCATTAGTTGCATTGTGAAAGTCGATGACAAAGCCATCTAACCACTCACAAGTTCTTCTCACGATACGATAGTAATATTGCATATATGTAGGGTTAACAAAAGCATAAAATAAAGTGTTGTTAGCGTATGAGTAAGTGTTATTAACGCTAATACTACTTTGATTTAAAATAGGCGCAAGTTCGCCATTTTCAGTAATTTCGCTTTCAACTTGAATATTATCAGCCATAGATTGTTAACCTTTCAAAAGTAATTAGTTCTTTTCTTCTTCTTGAATAACTGCTTGTAAACCTTTAGTTCTTGCTTCAACAATATCATCTACAACTTTATCAGCGTTTTCACCATAGAGTTTTTCTACGATAGCAGTCGCTAATAATTCGAGATGATTAAGACTTTGAGCGATGAACTTTAAATACGCTAACTTATTGTTATCGTGTCTAAATTGTAATTGGTCTTTATCACGCTTTTTTAAATCTCTAATATCGACTTCGTTATTACCGATTTCGATAGAAGTTGCTTTGTAAGACTTGTTAAGTTCTTTCATTACTTCTTTCTTGTTATTGCCATCAACATACTCTTTGTTGCTGACATTAATGTTTTCTTTGTTCATTAATTTAATCTCACTTTCTTTATTAAATTTTAACGATTTTATTTCGCATTATCTAGTATAACATAATAGTCTTTTCTTTGTTTAGATAAAATCGATAACCAATTTACATTTAAGACATTTCTAAACCAATAACCTAAACCATAAGTAAGGCTGTCGGTATGGTCATTAGGTATCGTGTTATCGTATTTAGTGCCTGTCTTATCCCATAGAACGCTTGTAAGTTCTTCAACGAGTGGATATTTATTCGCTACGAATACTTGTTTAGCGTAGTTGTAATAACCACCATAATCAACGATGAAGCATTGATTACGAGAAAATGCGCCTATGACTTTATCAGCCATCGCTAGTTGTGTTTCTTTAGAGTAAGTAATAACTTGTGTCATTGGTCTTGCTTCAAAGAAATATCGCAAGTGTTTTGCTAATTCACTACCTGCAGGGTCACACACGAATAGAATAGGTATGAAGTTCAATCTATCGTTGAGATTGTAACGCTCACAAATATCTCTATAGAACCATTGACTAATAAAGTTCTTTGTAACGAAGTGACTACCAAATTGTCCGTTCTCGATAGGGTCATAAGTGAATACATTTAAGACTACACAAACACCATTTTCAAGTATAGCAATAGGCACACAAGTAGTTTTATCAACCGATGATGAACCATCGCAACCGATGATGACACCTTTTATCTTTGCTTTTAAGAAAGCGTAGCGACTATCAGTATTCCATTGTCCGTATTTAACATAGTGTATTTCAGGTTTAAAAGTGCTATAGACTGCACCAAAGCCACTATTGTTAGGTATTCCTTCATAGAACCAAAGATAGTGATTATAATCGATTAATTTGTCTTTTAAGATTTCTCGTTTATCTACTTCATTTAAGAAAGTCCATATATCTTTGTAAGTAGTGTGAATACATATAAAGTCACTATCGTTCTTCTTTCGTAGAGCGTATTGATTTATCCAATGAAAAGTTTGAGCAGGGGGGTTATAGATACGAATAAATCGCCAGTTCTTCATATTTAATCTTCTTCTTAAACTTGCTTCGGCTTGTGTCAATTCGTTTTCATTTTTAAGTTGTTGAGTTTCTTCGATGATAATCACGCTGAAAAGATGGTCAGGCATAAAACCTTTAGTTCTATCTTCATCGCCACTTATTCCTGTAAAATAGATAGTGCCTAGATTATTCTTTCTAATTATTCGTAAAGGCGATTTTAAGATAGTAAATTCGCTTTCTAGTTCATAATTAGAGATGAGCGATTTAAGTTCGTTATAAGATGAAGTTTCAATATCGCTATAGTTCGCTCTAGCAACTAGAATATCGCTATAAGGAAGATTGAAGCATAGTATTAAAGAGAGTATATAAGAGTTCTTTGATTTGCCTGATATTCTACCACCATCAACTAAAAAATTCTTATTCTTTTTTTCAAGAATAGGTCTATATACTTTAGGCATTTGTATAGTTAGTGTTCTACGCTTCATAATCAAGTTTTAAGACACTTCTTTACTTGTTAAGTGTAATTCATTAGCAAGTTGATTTTCTAGTGCTTGTATATCGTTTTTAATATCATCAGTTTCACTATTAACAAATTCAATTTCGACTTTCTCAATAGGTGCTTCTTTATTATGTTCACGCTCATAAGTTTCGTTATCAGTAATAACTTTGAAGATAGTAGAGAGTTGTTTGATTTTACTTTCGCAAGCAAAAGAATTTTTATCATCATCATTGTTTGAAAGATAGACTGAAATCATCTCATTAATAAGACCTTCTCTTGTTAATAAGTCATCATTTTTATTCAATTCTTTATCTTCTTTTTTCATAAACAACTTTCTTTTTTGAGTTTATTTTTTTATATTTTCTTGTGGATATTTTTAATACTATTAGAGTTATAAGATAAATCGTAAGTATTTATGTTATACGAGAATATTATTAACTATATTCACGAAACTAGATTTAACTTATAAAGTAATATCGTAGTGTAGTAAGTATAATTAACTTCAAAATTAATAATAAAAGTTTCTAATAATGAAAATTCATTATCTTATTACGCTCTTAATATATCACGATTTTCTTCTTAATCAAGTATTACAAATTAGATGACATAGAAGATTTTATATGCAACTTATTTTCATTACTATTAAAAAAGTTCTTGCACTATGATTTCAATGTATTATAATTAGTAGCGTAGAGATAAGTTCTACGGAAAGGAAGTTTGCATTATGACAAACAAAAAGTATTATTACGAAGTCTTATGGTATGAAGGAAAGGATATTGATAGCGCATTATCAACTGATTATGTCTATGAAGAATTTACTACATATCAAAAAGCAATCAGTTATTATCATCAACACAAGAACGATGAAAACAAGTATGGTTGGCTTGTAACAAAGCGTAACGAGTATGGCGAAATCGTTGAAACTTATATTTATTAAGAAAGAAAGATTTGTTATGAAGAAAAGAACATTAGAAGATTTACACTCTAAAGATATTGGTCATCGCAAGTTCGCTTCAGTTTGTGATTTGCTCATTGACAAAGGTCATAAAGTTACAAACATTGTCGAGTGCTATGAAAAGTTCAAATTTAATGTAGATGACTACTATTTCGAGTATAGTAAGAATTGGAAATCATCTACTAAAGAGTTCGTATCATATCTATTGAATATTCTTGATATGAAGAAGCGTATGAACGAGCGAAATTCAGGTATTTGGAAGTTCTAACAATAAGAACTAGAAAGAGAGAATTATTATGACTATGTATTACGCTGTGATTTATTGCAAAGACAATACTATTCATTTATGGCAAAGCGAAACAAAAGAAGCGTGCGAAACGAAGTTGTTTAACTTAATGAAAGACAAACGAGTTTACGATAGAGTTGAGCGCACTACAATCATCAAGAGAGAACTTAAAGATGATAATAAATTTATCTTCGGTAGTCCTGCTTCACTTGATATTAAAACGAAGTTTGACAAAGCATTAAAGAAGCATAAAGTCGAGTTCGAGATTGAAAGCGACTAAAAAGTTTCTTGTTGCAAGTGTTAAGAAAGTTTTATATAATTATTAATGTAGAGATATGCTCTATAGAAAGGAAGTGATTAAATGCTATTTGTGTTCGCTGATGGTGGTCGCTCTAAATACTTCAAAGGTAGAACAGGCGATTGTGTCACTCGTGCGATATGCAACGCTACAGGTCTTGACTATAAGAAAGTATATGATGACTTGAACGCTCTTGCTAAAACTGAAAGAACAGGCAAGCGCAAACACAAGAAGTCAAATAGTCGAACAGGTGTGTATAAGAGAACATTTCACAAGTATCTCGAAAGTATCGGTTACAAGTGGCAAGCAACAATGAACATAGGAACAGGCTGTCGAGTGCATTTATGTAAAGATGAACTACCTAATGGTGTCATCATCGTATCACTATCATCTCATCTTACTTGTGTTAAAAATGGTGTGCTATACGATACTTACGATTGCAGTAGAGATGAAACTCGCTGTGTCTATGGCTACTTCTATAAAGACTAGAAGATAACGAGTTTAGTGCTTCTCGTTCATCAAAAAGCACTTCAAAAGAAAGAAGGTTATTATGAGACAATTTACTGATTTACAAAGTCATCAATTAGATAAACTACAAAATTTTCTCGCTAGTGCGATGAGTGAACTTATTATGCTTCGTTTAGAGAGTGTTCAAAGCAACGCTGAACGAAAGAAAGATATGATGATTAAACTTCAAAAAGATTTACAAAAAGCACACGCTTACTTTGAGAGAGTTACTGCTCTTTGCAATACCGAAGAAAATATTGTCACAACTATTCACTATCAAGATGATGAAGATAGATATAAAGAGCGTGATATTAGCGTTGGCGATTTATGTGAGTATCTCGGCTTCGATAGAAACGAGATTAATTGCAAAGCGTTATACTTTAATTGCGATAAGTTCGTTAACGAAGTAATCAAAGAAAAAGATTTCAAAGATTACTTCATCGAATAGAAAGCGAGAACACTATGAGAAGCGTATATACTTATGACTATTGTAGAAAGTGCATTTACAAAGTTAATTGCATTATCAAGAGAGATGATGATGAACTCTATTGTGAGTTCTACCAAGAAGATGAAGAAAGAGAGAGTGAAGCAAACGATTATGAAGCATATTATAACAAAAGGTAATATATACGAAGTCAACGAAGATGAAGTCAACGCTAATAAAGGTTTAGAAGCGTTAGAAAGATTAATGGCTAACTATTATGAAATGTGTTTAGACACAGGGTGCAATGATGACCAATATCAAAGATATAATAATAAAGATAGCGAAAGAGCCATTATTGAAAAAGAACTTAAAGCATTAAATATTATTCTCGATTTTTGTGATATTTGTGTTTATAGAAATAGACTAGGACAATGTTTTTTAAAAATTGGAAATTATTTAAGTGCTATATCGAAAGAAAATTACGATTTATTAAAAGAGGTATTGTTATGAGATTAACTTATAAATATGAAAATAGTAATGACTATGGTTCTATTGAATTAAAAAACCTACCACCTGACCCTTACATTAGTAGATACACTAGATTTGAACTTATTGATAATGCTTTTCAAAAAATAAGAACTAAACTCGGTCAAATAGAAGATATACTCGAAGAATTTAATATCAACGATATAAACGAGTTAAGAACTTGTTTAGAGAATGAGCGAAAAGGAACTAAATACTTTGAAGATTGGTGGAATAAGAGATTTGAAGAATTATTGAAGCCAAAAGTAGAAGTATTAAAGATTATTAAAGAGAAAGAAGTCGATATTTGGGCGATTAAATATTGTTCAAGTCTTAAACAATATAATTGTAAAGAAGATGGTAGAGCAAGATTAACCCAAGAAGAATATGATTTATTAAGAAAGGAGTTATTATGAAATCAATTTTAATTAGTATCAAGCCAAAATATGTAGCCAAAATCTTAAATGGCGAAAAGACCATAGAAATTAGAAAGACTATGCCTAAATGCGACTTACCTATTGATGTGTATATCTACTGCACAAAAGATAAGAAAAGTGGCTTGCATTATAGCAAAGAATATGGTGCATTTAACGATTTAGTGAATAATTGTGAACACTACTCTACTATTGGAGATGGCTGTGGCAAAGTAGTCGCAAAATTCACGCTTAATAATGTGGAAGAAATTAAGTGGCATAGAGAAAGTGTGACAAATCTTGATTATTATAGAATTGAAGAACAACTTGAAAACGAAAAATTATTAGATAAATCTTGTTTATCTATGAGAGAACTAAAAGATTACTTAAAAATAAAAGGTTATTACGGAGATAATCTTGGTTGGCAATTTAAGTTAGGTTATGCTTGGCATATCTCAAATCTTGTAATCTTTGATAAACCAAAAAAGTTGAGTGAATTTGAAAAAGTAGGAAGTTATAACAACTCTACTATCAAATGCAAGAAAAAAGAACAAGGTAGATGCAATTATGGTAAAAGTGAATTTACAGGGAAATGGGTTGGTTGTGAGAAAGCAAGATTGACCAAAGCGCCACAAAGTTGGTGTTATGTGGAGACATTATTATGAGCGAAACAAATAAGTTTATATTTATCATCGAATATCACCCTGTTAACAGCGATGACAAGCAGTATATCAATGTTAGTTATGTATTCTCGAAAGAAGATGAACTAACTACTACAAATAACATTATGTGCGCTTCAATATTCTCATCAATCGATATAGCGTTCAATTATGTTGTCGATATTTGTCAAAGATACAAACACTTAAAAACTACTGATTTTCTCGTAAAACAATACGAAGAAATAATCTAAAGAAGAAAGGAAGGAAACTACAATGTCTTTATTTAAGAAAAAAACAACGAAATTAGAAGATTTAATCAATGCGCTTAATAATTTCAAGCAAGACACTAATTGTGCATTTGTAAAAGTCTATTTCTACGATGAGAATACTTACACTATTAAAATCATCGATGAGAACGAAAAACTAATTAAAGCGTTTAGAACAAAGAACAATGTTAAATATAAATCGTTTGATATTGTCGAACACAATAAAAAAGTATCTTGCAAGCGTTCAAATAAATCTTTATAATTAGAGTATGAAAAAAGTTAGAATTGTCAAATATTATCTCGATGATAGTGACATTAAAATCATCGACTTGCTACTCAAAGAAAAGAAGTTAACAAAGTTTGAGTTTTGCAAGATGAACAAGTTAAGTCGCACAGCGTTCTATGACTTGCTCGCAGGTAAGTTCGCTCTTACACAAAGAGTTGCTGAAGCACTTGATAAAACTCTAGGCACTAACTATCTTCAGGTCTTTGCATAAGTGATGAAGTGACAAAAAATTCGTACTTTTTCAATCATCATCTATTATGTTGTCTATATTTTTTTGCAAAGCAGTTGTCTAGCGTAGCAACGATAAATAAATACGCTACTTGAAAGGAAGTGATAAAGTGTATCAAATCAACAAAAGAGCAGTAAAAAAACTATTAGTCGAGAAAGACTTAAAAGTTACTCAATTATGCAAGTTATTAAATATCACAACAATTACATTTTATACGATAGTTAATAACACTCATCGCACTTATCTCGACACAGCGTTGAAATTATGCGACATACTCGAGTGTAGTATCTATGATATTATCTCTAACAACAACAAATAAAATCGATAAGAAAGAAGGAAGTTATTATGAATATTAAATTTGAACAAATACCACTATTAGAGTGTAGTGATATTGAAGTTAAAGTAAAACAAGTAAGCGAGAAAGGTTGTGTGCTTCTTCTCTATAAGACAGCAAGAACTGATTATCGTATCTTGAATAAACTCTTTGGTCTTTATAATTGGAAATGCGACTACAAAGAAATTAAAGGAAATCTCTTTTGCACTATCTCTATCTACGATGAAGAAAAACACGAGTGGATAGAAAAGCAAAATGTAGGTATCGAAAGTCGAGAAGATGAAGAAGGCAACGAAAAGAAAGGCGAAGCAAGTGATAGTCTTAAAAGAGCAGGCTTTACTCTTGGCATAGGTCTTGAACTCTACAGCGCACCATTTATCTTCGTTAAGAGCGACAAAGTAGAAGTAGTCAAGAAAGATGACAAACGCTATGAACTCAAAGATAGATACGAGAAGTTCTATGTTAACGATATTGAATACGATGATGATAGAAAGATTAGTTATTTATCAATCGTTAACTCAAAGAAAGTAGTTGTTTACACTAATGGTCGCAAGAAATCTACTCTTGACACTAAAGCACCAAAAGAAGTGACAAGCGATGGCGAAGTTGTATTAAGCGAAGTAATGAAGCAAAAGATATTCGCTAAAGAAATCGAAGAACAAAAAGAAGATGAAGTGCCTTATCCTGAAGTTAAGAGCGATACAGCACCAAATGTTCTTTCAAAGTTAACTAGCGATAGATTAAATAGTTTATACAATGGCTTAACCGAAGAACAAAAACAAAAGTTCATCGCTTGGATACAAAACAAGTTCAACAAGTTCGCTATTAGAGAATTAAGCGAATTTGAAGCAATATTAAGTATTAACGCTTTAGAGAAATCTTTTGCGAAGAAATAAGAAAGAGAGATTATAAATTATGTATGAATTAGAATTAATTACAAACGAAAAAGATTTAATGACATTTACGAAAGAAAAGTCACAAGAAATCAAAGACTTATTAAAGTATGTTGAAAACGCTAAAAAAGTCGAAAAAGAAGTCAAAGACACTATTGAGAAAGCGATGACTAAAATCTATCTCGAAACAGGTCAAACAAAGATTGAAAGTAAGTTTGTTAATGTTGCTTATGTGCCTGCGACTACTACAACGAAATTCGATGAAAAAGCGTTCAAAGAAGATTATCCTGAACTTTACGAAAAATATCTAAAGACTTCATCAAAGAAGCAATCAATTAGAATTACAACTTACGATGAAGTTGAATAATGATTTTATCGACTTTAATGAAATAGAACATAGATACTTTATAAATAGCGTAGAGTTGCCGAGTGTCACTAGACTTATCTCTTGTATCTTTGGAAATATCTACGCTAGTGTATCTAGCACTATTCTACAAAGCGCAAGCGCATACGGAAGTAAAGTTCACGATGAAATAGACACTCACTTTAAAAACAACGCTCAAAACAGCGTTTTTGAAACAACTGAAGCAAGAATATTCTTTGAACAAATAGCGAAGAAGCATAACATTAAGTATATCGCTAGTGAAGAAGCAATCGCTATCAGTCGCAATAACAAATATATAGCGTGTGGTAAGTTCGATTTACTTTGTCTATATGATGATTGCTTAACGCTCATCGATTTCAAGACAACAAGCACTATTCACTTACAAGAAGTTATCTTACAACTTAACTCTTACGCTATAGGTCTTAAACAATTACTAGAAGATGAGTTCATCAAGATAGATTTAAAGAAGATAAAATTGCTAGTTATACAACTGAAAGAAACAAAGTATAATATTAAAGAGATACCTGTTATCGATGAAGAAATCGTATTGAATAAACTAGAGATTGCGAAAGACATTTATGAAAAAGAAACCGATAGAGTGCTTAACGAACAAGCACGAGTATTACAAAGTAGCGACTTGCATTAAAACTCGTAAAATAAAGTTTTGTGATAAATGTATTCGCTATGATGAGTGTATCGCACTATCTAACGCTATTGAAACAAGCGACTTATCATCGCTCAACGAATTAGATGAGTTAGTCGCTCGCAACAACGCTGAAAAAAAGAATACGATAAATATCTATAAGAAGTTGTTAGAACTAAAGAATAGACAGCAGTATTAACATACTGCTTTTTATTTTATTTAAAAAACTTCTTGCGCTCGCTTTTCTATGCTTTATAATAATAAGCGTAGATAACTTCTACGGAAAGAGAGAAAATTTATGAAAGCAACAACAAAAGTTTACAAAAACGCTACATTAGACATTAGAAGTTTAACCGATACTTACGGATATAAGAAAATTTTAGTATCACTTAACGGACACTTCGTTATGCAGGGTAAAAATGCCGAAAGTAACGAATTGTTTGAGAAAGCATTAAATGTTAAGTTTGATTATAGCGATAAGTTTTATCACTTTAATCTTGATAGCATTTATTTTAAAGATTGGGTTCTTTATATTAACGATTGCGCAATTAAAGAGTTTGCTGATATTTCTATTATAAGAATTATGCAACTCGTTTTAAGACCTATCACAAGTTACACTATTCGAGTTGTAAAATGTAATATTGACCACTACTACAATGCAAGTTGTTTTGAGTGGCAATATGCAACACAAGAAAGACTTTTAGAATATATCGAAGTTAAGAACAACGATGAACTTAAAAAAGAAATCAAAAAACTCACAAAAAAGTTTGAGAGCAAAAAAGAACACAATTATTGGTATGAACTTGGAATACTCGAAAATCGTGGCAAAAACTTTAACGCTTATGTTGATAAAATAAATGTTAATTTTACTAAAGACAATTTCGATGATGAAATTGCCGAAGCGTGTAAAATTCAATAAGAAAGAGAGAAAAGATTATGATTAAAAATATTAAAAGATTTTATTCTTTGTTTAACCACAATGGTTTTACTAAATATACATTTATCTCAAAAGACAAGATTGAAGCAAAAGATGATGACATTTTCGCTTGGGGAATTAAGAGATTGCAATATATCGAATACGAACATAATAGCGACTATTATGATTTAAAAAAGACTATTAGAACTATATTTAATATCGAGTATAACGATATACCAAATCTTATTTGGATATTAAATAGATATTATGTAATTAAATCGTATATATGTGATGATAATCATAATTATTGTATCACGCTAGAAAGTAAACACTAAAAATAAGAAAGAGAGATGATGATTATGGAAGAACAATTAAACTTATTTGAAGCATTAGGTTTTGAAGATGAACTGCTCAATGTTCAAGAGATTAAAAAACCTAACGAGAAAAACGATGATTTCTTTTACTTTAATCAAGATGAGATTATCGATGATTTAGTGAAAGAGTTTAGAACTTATAACAGCGTAGAAGATTATGTTAAAAACATTATGACAATACCTGTAGCGAAGTATCAGTTTAATCGTTTATGTCAAGGTTACAACGATGGCTATAATATATCGCTATTATTTAACCCTCATCGACTAGACACTAGCACAAAGACAAGCATATCGTTTTTTGAAGCATTAAACACTAGCGAAGTCTATAAAAGACAATTTGCTAGATATTGTGTCAAAGTCGCTAATAAAGTCGATTTAGAGCGTAATTTCTACAAGTATATTGGAATTGGTAGTGGTGGTATTCAATATGTAAATGAATTTCAGCCATATCTTGCTAGAGATATTTATAAAGCATATTGCAAAGATAACTTTAAAATTCTTGACCCTTGTAGTGGCTGGGGGGGGG